TAGAGAACGTCCGCTTAGTGATGCAGAAATGCAGGCTGTAAATCAATTTGGCTTGTTTAACCTAAATGATTTCTTACCATCAAAGCCAGACGAAACTAGCATTAAGGTAATGACCGAAATGTTTGAAGCTTCAGTTGACGGTGAAGCATATGATCCAGATGCATGGGGTGCTTATTTCAAAGCTCCGGGTATGAACACAGGTGATCCAAATAAAACACCAGCGTCTGCACCTGCTCAGATTCCTACTGAGGTTGCACCACCGCTACATAGTACTGAGCCCGTTAAAGAGACAGTAGCTGAAGATCCACCATTTGATACGGACCCTACTCCTGCGCCAGCAGCAGCAGAATCAGCACCGGCGTCAAGTGATATCCTTGCTATGATCCGTGCACGTCAAAACGGTTAATGTTTGACTAAAGTAGAGCTATGTATTAGTAGCTCTACTTTTTATTTTTAACAGGAAATATTAATGACAATTAAATCTTTTGATCCCACTAAGTTTAGGAATAGTCTAACTAAATCTATTACAGGAATGAGTGCAGGGTTTCACGATCCAACTGATTGGATTTCAACAGGCAATTATGTGCTTAATTATTTAATAAGTGGTGATTTTCAAAAAGGCGTACCATTAGGCAAAGTTACAGTTTTTGCCGGAGAATCAGGAGCAGGTAAAAGTTATATTTGCTCAGGTAACATTGTAAAAGCAGCACAAGATATGGGCATGTTTGTAGTGCTTATTGATTCAGAAAATGCACTAGACGAAACGTGGCTACAAGCACTTGATGTAGACACCTCAGAATCTAAACTGCTTAAATTAAATATGAGTATGATCGATGACGTTGCTAAAACTATGAGCACGTTTATGAAAGATTATAAATCAACACCTGAAGAAGACCGTCCTAAAGTGCTGTTTGTAGTTGACTCTTTAGGAATGTTACTTACACCAACTGATGTTGATCAGTTTGAAAAAGGCGACATGAAAGGCGACATGGGCCGTAAGCCTAAGCAATTAACTGCTCTTGTACGAAACTGTGTAAACATGTTAGGTAGCACAAATGTAGGCCTAGTATGTACTAACCATACCTATGCATCACAAGATATGTTTGATCCTGATGATAAAATTTCAGGTGGTCAAGGCTTTATCTACGCAAGTTCGATCGTTGTAGCAATTAAAAAACTAAAGCTCAAAGCCAAAGACGACGATACCACTGAAGATACTACTAGTGCAGTGACTGGCATTAGAGCCAAGTGTAAAGTAATGAAAACTCGTTATTCTAAACCATTTGAAAGTGTAGAAGTTAAGATCCCATACAGCACTGGCATGGATCCATACAGTGGACTAGTTGACTTTTTTGAAGCTCAAGGGCTCTTAGTTAAAACTGGGAATATGTTAAAGTTTGATATGCAGGACGGAACTGAAATAAAAGAGTTTAGAAAAAACTGGACTAATAACCTATTAGACATTGTAATGGAGGAATGGCAAAGACGCCAAGAAGCTCCAGCCGACAACGACGATAATAATATAAATATCGACGACAATCTAGTCGAAGAATAATAGGGAGTATATTATGGATGAAAATCAAATTATTGATATTTGGTCTGTGTTTAAAGAATATATTGATAAAAAAAGCGTAGAAGATGTTGCTGAACGATTTGTTGATACATTAGTTGATTATGGTGTAAGTGATTTTACTTTACGAGATTGTTTAGGCCAAGATAACACTTTAGACGAAGCTATTGAATATTATCTAGACGAAGATAATAACAGCGATGTTGAAAATAACGAGTGGGATGATTAATGGGATGGTATAGCGAAATTTCTCGTGATATTACTAAAATACCAGATGCGGTAGGTTATTTCAATAATGAATTAGCTGTTGCAAAAAAAGAAGTAAAGCTACAAGGTAATGTAGAACGTGCAGCAGCGTCGATGCCAGGTATAGTTGAATATCGATTTAATCAACTACAAGAAATTGAAGCTATATTAAACTATCTAAATATTGAGCTACGTAGATTGCGTAGCTCATTTTTTAAAAAATACCTAGAAAATTATCAACGGGCACTAAGCAGTCGCGATGTAGAAAAATACGTCGACGGTGAAGCTGATGTAGTTGATTATGAAAAACTAGTAAACGAATTTGCACTTATTAGAAACAATTATCTAGGTGTTTTAAAAGCTTTAGATCAAAAACAATGGCAGATAACTAATATTGTAAAACTTAGAGTAGCTGGTATGGAGGATGCTACATTATGATTGCATTTTTTAAAAATGGAAAAAATCTTCAAGTTCATGTTGCTCAAAAAGCAGGCAATACTAGTATAAAAAATTATCTAAGCCAGTGTTTTGGTTTAAATCAACATTATAAACAATTAGGCAAAGAAAGAAAAATTATATTAAAGGACTTTCTTTATGTGCCTACAGAAAAAATACATAAAAAAATTGCTATTATAAGAGATCCTGTCGAAAGATTGCATAGTGCATACATCGATCGTGTCGTTTATCATAATAGGAATAAAAGTCGTGATACAATTAAAAGTTGGGAAGATTTTGTTTTAAATCTAGAAGAGTATTTAGAACAATTCCCTGATGTAGCACAACATTGTCGTAAACAAGTAGAATATTTATTAGAAGATGATATAGATACTTATGATGCTATTTTTCATACATATGATATTAAAGACGGTGTACGAAAATATATAGAATCTATAGCGGAAGTTTCAATAAAACCTGCACACAGTAAAAATAGAAAAACATATAATATTGATTATTCTAAAGATAAAAAAATAATCGATAAAATTAAAAATTTTTATACAGATGATTACGCTTACTTCAAAAATCATCTTAAGGAAAAAATATAGCATGAAAATATTTGTAGGATATGATCCAAGAGAAGATATTGCTTACCAAGTTTGTAAGCATAGTATTTTATCCAAGCAGCCAGCAGCAGATGTACGCACGCTTGTACAACAAGAACTACGAGATGCAGGTTACTACAGTCGTCCTGTTGATAAACTTGCAAGTACAGAATTTACATTTACTAGATTTTTAATTCCAGAACTAACTAATTTTAACGGTTGGGCTTTGTTTATGGATTGTGATATGATTCTTACTACAGATATTAAAGAATTGTTTGATCAAGCTGACGACAAATATGCAGTCATGTGTGTCCAACACGATTATACTCCTAAGGCAGGAGTTAAGATGGACGGACAAAAACAAACAATCTATCCTCGTAAAAATTGGTCAAGTGTTATGCTGTTTAATTGTTCACATCCTGCTAACAAAAAACTTACTATGGACTTAGTTAATGATCCTGAAATAAATGGTGCGTATTTACATAGATTTAGTTGGTTAGATGATAACGACATAGGCAAACTAGATCATACATGGAATTATCTTGTTGGAGTATACGACGATATAGAAATACCTAATCTTATACATTACACCGAAGGCGGCCCGTGGTTTGAAAATTATCGAAATTGTGAATTTCACCAATTATGGAAAAACGAGCTACAGGAAATGATGAATGCCTAAGGTATTGTTGATTAACAATACAGAGCGTTATCACAGTGGATGTAAAGCTGTAATTGATTTTTATAGGTTAAAAATACCTCATTTACATATTGCAGATGACTTAGATGTTGATGTTTCGGCATATGATGTTGTTATAGCAAACGGTGAAGGTACTATGCATCATGATGCAGACAGAGCCTATAAAATTATAGATTTGTTGTGCAATGCAAAGTACAGTATGTTAGTTAACACAGTCTGGCAAGCTAATAGCGTAGAACTTACCAAGCATCTTCTTAACATAAATTATGTAAGTGTTCGCGAAATAAAGTCTCAATATGAAATATACAATCAAATTGGTATTAAGTATGACATACATTTAGATGTAAGTTATTTTTTACCAGTAGAAAATACAGATAAACCTAAATATAACATTGTAGCAGGCAACAAAATGAATATGCCAAATACAAAACCTAAAAAACCAAAAATAAAGGGAGTAGGCGAAGACGGCTATGTTGACATCTTTACTCAACCGTGGAGTGAGCTTGTTTCACAAATAAAAAACAGTAATTTATTAATTACAGGCAGACATCACGAAATGTATGCAGCTTGTGTGGCAGAAACGCCTTTTATTGTGATAGAAGGTAACACACATAAGAATCAAGGATTGTTTGCTACAGCAATGGTAAATATTCCTGTGCTGCCTTTTGGTTGTAGTAATAAAGAAATTATAGATGCTATAAGCAATGTAAAAAATTACACAAACGAATACAAAAAATTATTTGCATTTATGAAACAGCAAAAACCACTAGAGTTTAATTATGCAAGAATGGTTTGAAAATAAAGATGTTGCACTTGTAGGCAGTTCGGCTGCATTAATGAAAAGCACACTTGGAAATAGTATAGATAGCCATGAGATAGTTTGCAGAATTAACAGAGGAGTAATTATACAAAATCCATTAGCACAAGGAATACGTACTGATGTTTGGGCAATAGGACAAAGTAAAACAGTAGATGATTTATTTAAAAAATATAAGATAAAAAATTTCTACATGAGTCACAAAGGTAGAAAAA